TAATTTCTCATTTAGTTGTTGTTGGTAAATTTGATTAGCTTTTCTAGTGCGTTTTGACTCACTTTCAGCCTCAAATCCATTCTCGGTAATCCTATCATTTGTGTCAATTAATAATAATCCATTATCAAATTTACAATTTGGGAATACCATACCATCAGCCCCAAGTCTATTTTTTAGGATTGAGATTGTCGCAACCTTGGCTTCTTTTTGTTCAAGTGTTTTACCGATACTCATGATAAAGTGTGCAATCTGAGCTTTTTTAAGTGAACCACCCATGTTTTCAGTTTTTACAACCTCAACACTAGTTGAAGATCTGTTACCCTGAGTTGCTGTCCAGCACGCCACATCCATTTCTTCAACCATAGCCTCAAGCGCTCTCATGATTTTGCCCTCATTTGACCATTCTTCGGTACCCGCAATTTCTTTTTCCATTGAGATACAATCAACATAGTCCAAAACCAATAAATCTATTTTGTTACCACGTGAATTTAATTTCTTAATGATGTTTTTAATCTTAGTGATTGTAACACCATCAGCTGGTAATTTTTGTAAAAATATCTGATTACCTTGCTCCTCAATTCTTTTTTTCTTACGTTGTATTTTAGATAATACTGTTGGTTTGTTTTCCTCTTTGGCGATTTCAGATAGTGGGATTTCAGACATGATAGCGTAGTGCTTTCTCTGAATTGCTTTCTCTTTATCCTCAAAGAAGATCTGTAAGACGTTAAAACCAGCTTGGTATGCTGTATTAGCCACCTTTGTAAGATATGTTGTCTTACCAACACCTAATGGGGCAATAACAAGTGCTAATTCACCTTTAGCTAAACCACCGCTAACTAATTCATCTATACCACTAATACCTGTTGGAATTGGGTGTCTGTATTCATCAGACAATACGTTTTCCATTTCATGGTATAACGTAATTGAATCCTCAGTTTCTTTAAAAATTAAAGCATCTTTTAACACTTTTTCAATGTTATCATAATCATCGACAACACCGCTTTCAACCTTTTTTTCAATTTCTTTTAAGGCGTGCTTTAAATTTTGTAACTTACAAAACTTTGTTACGTATGTTTGTACGTTTGCATTTTGTACTTTACTCGTTTCTATTTCATTTATAGTGTCGAGTAGTTGTTGTTTGAGAACTGGATCTGTGGCATCCATATCAACCTGAACTCTAAGTCCAGGGAAATTCAATATAACACCATCGTTTTTCTTATGATAAACTTTTAGAGTTGATATTAATTTTTTGAATACATCTAATTGGAATTGGGATGCATCTAATATATCAATTACCGTTTCACCAAATTTCGGGTCTATAATTATTTCTCTGAACAAATCCAGTTGGAATTCTCTTCCTAAATCGGATAGTGTTTTTATTGGTCTGCTCATAATTATACTGCGAGGTCATAGGTTAAATAAGTAGTTTCTAGTCTATCATTTTTTTCAGATAAACATTTTTGTATTTTAGTGATCATCTCGTAAATATATTCACGGATATCTACAGAGTATCTAACTTTAACTGGATAGATTGTTGCATCCCATTCACGATATGAAATAACTTTATCGTTATGTTTTACAACCATTCTAATCTTATCTTTAGAACTGTTTTGGTCAAAAGATGGATTCTCATAAAACAATCTAGAATGATCGTTCATAAAATCTAATGTTTTAACCTTTAAATGGTGCTCAATAATACCTTGATTGTAATCAATCGTTTCTTTAAAGTTCATTGAGTTAACCGCCTTTTGGTTAAACCCAATTACGTTAAAATATCTCTGTACAATAATATTGTCGTTGAGATAGATTGTGAATTCGAATGGTTGTGCACCTTTTTTAAACTCTTTTTTTTGTGAATTTTCTGTACTCATAAATTTACTTTTTTGTTTGTTCGTAGAATTTTTTTTCTTTGTTTACAATAGTAATAAAAGAAGACCAAAAAACAAAGAACCCGTCATCATATTTTGGTAAAAAATTTAATAATTCATCTTCTTTCATCATTTCCATTATTTTGTTAATACCACCACGACCATCTGGATGTAGCGGTTCGTTAACCATTTCAATAATGGCCAATCTTAACTCATCGGTTACGTTTGGTTGTTCTAAATTAATTATTTTGTTCATAACCCCAAAATAATCAGTGCCATACGTACCCCATTTTGTTTTACCTTCTTTTATAACCTGTAATTTTTTACTACTTGGTGTTTCATTCAACAACTCATCAACTCTACCAATAACCCAATCGTAGTCTTTTTTTTCTTTTTTTAGTTCTGGGAATAACTTTAAAACAGTTTCTTCACCAATACCCTCTAACCCTGATATATTATCGGATGAATCACCAGCAATAATTTTAATTAAACCAACGTTACCATAATGGTAATCGAAATAATTTTTAAAATTATCGATATTAATAACCGCTTTTTTACCATAGAGATATACTTTGGTATCATCGGAAATTAATTGTAGTAAATCACGATCATTGGTATAAATCATTTTATTTTCATTTGGTGAATTTCTAACATAATGCGCAATACCATCATCGGCCTCACAACCATCAATTTCAACCTGTCTAATGAAAATCTCTTCTAAATACTGTTTAATTCGTAATCTTTGTCGATCTAAATCGTGTCTTTCATCAATAGATACTTTATCGTTTCTATTTTGTTTGTAGTATGGATAATAACCCTGTCTGTATTGTTTTGAATTCTCACCTTCCCAAAATACAACCACTTTTGTTATACCAAAATCTTGGTAGAATCTTTTGATTGTATTAATGAAGTGGAAGATGGCGCCAACACTACCGTTTTTGGTTTGTACTTGTTTGGCGCCATGAAACCCTTGTTTTAATAAGGCTTCCCCATCAATCAACAGGCAGTTAATCCTCGTCCGAGTAGGCGATTTTCTGTTTAACTTCATATTCTTCAAGTTCAAATGTTTTATCACCTATCTTTTCAGCCCAATATTCGGCTGTTTCTTTTTTATATTTTTCTAGAGCTGCTTTATCATCTCTTCTGTCACTTGTAATGAAACCATGTGGTGTTACAATGATTTGTGAGTCAGCAAAACCAAGTCCGTTAATGTGATTTTTATCAACAGTAACTTTAGTTCTTGTTGCGAAATTGATCTTACGTCCATTCTTAGTCGCATCAATTTTAGAAATACCACCATCAGCTTCGTTACCAAAACGGAATACTAATGTAGCTGCTTGGTAGATAGCCTCACCACCCTTTGGTTTCATTTTTGGTTGACCCATTGGTGAATCTGGTAATTTAACCCATGGTAAGTTACAAACAACCAAACCAGCCAAATATGGCGATGTTTCTTTACGAGTATTATTAATTCTTTGGTTGATACCCATATTGATTTTTTCAGCCAATACACCTGCGGTATGTTGTTTACCACCTTTACCTTCCCAAGTCATTTTACATGGTACAGAACCAACTGAATCCCAGAAGAAACAAACGTCATACGGTAATTCACCTTTATCTTGTTTGTCCATGATTTCGTTGATGTAATCTGTAACTTGTTCAATATAGTTGAAGTCGTCACGATACAAGAAAAGACCTTGCCATTCACCCTCGTCATCTTTATAGATATCCATTCCCATTAATTGGCAATGCTCAAAACTCCATTTTTTCTCGGTAACCAAAAATACTGGTAAAATACCACGTCTTTGGGCGTCAACCGCTGATGAAATTAATGCGCTAGTTTTACCAGTGTTTGTATGACCTAGCAACATATTTATGTGACCCATGCAAGGGCCTGGAACACCAGATGCCTCTAAAAACGCCTCACCACAATTTAAGAATAAATCGGGTTTGTATTTTGTTGTTGTGCTCATTTTCTTCTTGAAATCATCAAAAGAAAATTCTTTTTTCTTAACTGCCATTGTATATAATATGTTTGTTTTTAATTAAAAAATAAGAGCATGGACACCAACTAAGACAATATGCCCAAGTATCTGTCCATGCTCAATATGTTATTTTTAGAACGGTAAATCGTCAACGTTAAGTGTAACGGGCTCAGAACCACTTTCTTGAGTGTCATCAGAATTTGTTGGCTCTGGG